AGTCTCCGCCCGGATAAAAAGGGCGGACAAAATCCGAACGGTCAAGCCCGTACTCCTGCGCCGTCCAGTCTGCGACAGCATCGTAAACGAGCGGCGGCGTGTAGCAGTCGTCGGTGGTCTTCTTCGGCTTGAATTTCTCAACAAAGCCCTCATAGTCGTAAAACTTTTCGGGATTCTGGCTTGTAGCTGGCATTGGTTCACCTCCGTCTTGGTATAACAAAACCGCCGGATTGCTCAGGCGGTTTCATAGTATTCAGATAAACTGCGGAATATCTTTTCTTCCTGCGAGGAAGTCTCTTGCTTTTTCAAGCGCATAATCGTCGCAGATATAGGCGATGCCGAGTGGCGTGATCTCGCACTTGTCAAGCCCGATGATCTGTCCCTGATCGCCGAGCCGAACGCCGGATAAATAGCCGTCGGTAATCAGACTGCGCATGATGTACAGCCAGTAGGAATGCGGGATGCTGAACATCTGTCCGTCATTGCTGATAAACGCCGTGTTGATCGGCTCGCCCTTTTTGAGCTGCGCATACAGATAGGCGAGAATCTGGTAGACGATCACATGGTAATCATTCGCTGCCATTGGGAGCTCCTTTCTGGTCTATCGGTTCAAAGCCAATGCCGTTGTTACAGTTAATACAAGGATCATGCGTGATGTACATGATTTTTTCCTCCGGAATACCGTTTGGAAAAGCATCGCATTTCCATTCACTGCTTCTTATGTTCTCAGTGATATTGTGCTTGCATACAGTGCATTTGAGTGCTCCAATCAAACTTTCACGCCTCCTTTTCTTAAATAATCAACTGCCTTCACGATGTCGCTATCCACGGTATTGGGATTCATTCTGTAAATTGCTAACGCATCTGCGAAATACTCGTAGATATCTCTATCATTCAAGTTGGTAATCTTACTCTTTTTTAACAACAGCTTTGCTTCGTCTTTTTTCAGCAGCTCATCCGGAATACGAATATGCGCTGTTTCATGTTCTGCGAGGTAAGCAATGCTTTTCGCCTGTTTGGGTAAAATTCCCTTGCCAGCCCAGTCTTTCAAAGTGTCAATCAAAGCGTCCTTGCTATTGAAATACCGGCTGGAAATGTACAGGACATTTTCAAACGGCTTATAATTCGCAATACAGGTAGGGTCGCCTTCGATGACCTCCACGGCTCGAATTGCCGGGAATGTCATTTCTGTGTCGGCTTTGATTTTTTGCAGGCGCTTTACAAACGGTTCCAGCACCTCAGTATTACGGATGCCCGTCAAGGTGATCTGTTCAGGCGCTATGCCGAGCGTGTCAGTCATTGTTTGCCCCAACCGTTTAACAGATTCCGCATCGTCAGTGATTTGATACTTGCTAAAATCCGGCGGCTGTTGCAACGGTGCAGCCATACTGTAGCTTGCCTTAATTATACCACCATTCCCACCAGAAGTCAAGTCCGCTTTCACCCTCGGATGTTCCAGCAGCTCCGCCCGTTCCTGATCGGACACGGTGCCCGTGACGTGACTGCCGACCCGCTGCTGCATTGCCTTGCGATCAGACCCGCCGGTGTACTTCCCGACACCGATATTCCCCAAGCCATCCACCGTCACGCGCTCGCGCTGCTGCGGAAGGTCAACGGCTTCCGAGAACCTCGCGTATTCCGCCGAAGTCCCGTGGTATCTTGCCCGCGCTGCCGTGATATCTTCTTCTTTGGCACCGCCGTCCTGCAATAGCCTGATCTCCTGCCGCTGCGCCCGCATGGTCGTCTCCAGACGCCGCTGGTGCTGGAGGGCTTCGTACTTCGTGTAGGTCTTGCCGGCAAATTCGCGGGGCTTTTGCTCCTCGGCATTGAGGCGGTCAAGCTCCTCCTGCGTGTAGGTCGGCTCGGAAATGCCCGGAATGACCGGGAACTTCTGGTGGTAGCAGTTCGCACCGCAGAGCCCCGTCACCGTGCCGTAGCCGCAGACCTTGACCAGATCGGCGGAGGAGTACCAGCGCCCGCCCCACCAGTGCGTAGGACGCGCACCGGAGTGCCAAGTGATCTCCCACATGTCCGTCTCCAGCTCGCGTGCCGTGTCCTGGGTGACCTTGTCGGTGAGCTGCGTGAGCCCCGTCATGACCGCACGTCTGGCGGCGACCTCGACACGATTGGAGTGCCCGCTCGCGTAGTCTACCGTGCGCAGGCCGGAGCTTGTCATCTCCTTCACGGTCCGTTTCAGGACCGTGTTGTAATCAAACGCGCCGGAGGCGATGTCCAGCACGGCGCTGTCCAGTGCCTTCTGGTAGTACTCCGCGATCGGCTGGAAGGCGAGCTGACCGGACGGCATCCGCACGGCAAATCCGAGCGACTGCGTGATATTCTGCAAGGTCTGGTCGGTCTGCTCCGCGACAGCGGCGATGAGCTGCTGCAAGCCGTAGTTATCCTCGAACGGGATCCACGGTCTGCCCTTGGCCTTGTACAGCTCCCTCGACCGCGCGTAGCCCATGCGGATAACCTGCTTGTACAGGTGGCTGATCTCCGCCTTGTCGAGCTTCAGCGTCCTCTGGATGATCTTCTTGATCTCGCGCTTGGACACTCCCAGCTCGTACAGCCGGTTGATCTGCCAGTCTGCTGCGGATGTGATCTCGCCGTTGATGCGGAGCCGGCGCACAATGTCGTCCATGATGCGCATCTCCAGCGCACGCATCTGCGGTTCGAGTATCATCGAGAAGCGCTCGATCTCATTCGGCCGGAACATCGGTTACTCCATGACGGAAGCGGTCTGCGGAAGGTTCGCCAGCGCCTCCTCGATGGTCTCATCGCGGTACTTGGCGCGGTATTCCTCCGGACGGAGCGTACCGTTCGCGAGATCCTTGCGGTCTTCCTCGCGCTCTGCCTCCGGATCGGAGATAATGCTGTCGCCCCACTCAAATTCCATATCAAAGCCCGCTGCGTTATCGAGTCCGTAGAGCCTTGCCCAGAACACAGCAGCGTCGCCCCACTGCCGCAGGGCGCATTCCAGCGCTTCCTGACAGTCGCGGACGTAGGCATAACTGCGCTGCTTCGATGCCTTGATCTCCTCGGCGGTCTTGTCCACGTTATTCGGGTCGGACAGCGTCCCGTAGGCGAGGTTGCACGCGAACTCGATGAGCCGTAGCTGCGCATTGAAGCCCTCCAGATACTGCGAGGAGCGTATCTCAGGCGAGTACACATCAATGAACGGCTGATCGGTCAGACCCTTTTCCACGTTCACGACGCGGTACAGGCGCTCCCGTCCGGCAGGCAGTCTGTACTTGCCGGTGTCGCGGTCGAAGTCGAGCATGGAGCTTGCAACATGGACAGCTGCCTGCTTTGCCTCGTACTCCCAGCAGAGGTCGCTGTAGCGCCGGTCGGCTTCGTAGATCAGCTCTGCCGCGCGGGAGTAGGTCGCCACGCCGAGCGGCGAGTCCTCCTCGATGGTATTCGCCAGCGGCACACGGAAAATGCCGAACGGTAAATGCTCGATACCGGCAAATTCGTGCTTCGGGGAGAGGTCTGCCCACGCATCTACCTCGGTCAGTGCGATCTCGCTGCCGAGCATACTGTCACTCTCCGAGCGGAACGCGCGGTTCTCGATCCTGAACCCGTCCCGCGTCAGGGTGTGGATCTCCAGCAGCGTGAAGACTGTCTTCTGCTTCCGGATCTGGTCGATAAAGGCGCATTTCGTAATATTGCCGGAACCGTCATAACCCAGCGGCAAAAATCGTCCCGCGCGAATAAACTGCGAGCTGATACCGGCAGGGGAGGCGATGGGCTTGATGATGAGTGTCCCGCCCGCCATACCGTATTCAACATTACGCCGCAGCTCCGGCAGGACACGGCTCTGGTACAGGCCGTCGATCAGCTCCGAGCCATCGCAGGAGGAGACGAGCTCCACAGTCGTCAGTCGAGCCGTTTCTGCTGCTACTGCTGCGGGTATCCCGGCGCTCAGGACTTCCCGGGTGTTCCACGGCGCTCTCCCGCGGTACATCTCCGACCACAGCTCCGTCGCGGCAGCCATGCGGGTGTCACAGCGCACATCCGCGCCCAGCACCTTTGTGACAGCTTGCAGCATGTTGGTATAATTCATTTTGGATCACCTCCTGCGGGAATTTTCTGGCTGTTACTCAAATTTGATCAGTTTAGAAATATCGCGCTCGAAGCTGTACTCGAACGCGTCAAGGGTATCAATATCGGTCGTGCCGTCGTCAAGACGTTCATCGTGCGTCTTGATCTTCGGGTTCCAGAGCGCTGTCGAGAGGGCATTGCACAGGCTCTCGCAGCCGGTCTGCATCACGCGGAAGCGCCCCTGGCCGATCAGGCGCTGGGCGGCGCGGATGCGGTCGTTGATGGGGAGCTTCATGCTGTTGGCAATGCGCAGCCAGGAGAGCCCCTGCTTTCGCGCTGTGGACTTCAGACCCAGTATCAGGGTCTGTTCCGCGCTGTCGCAATAGACGGCGTCTGGGGGCGCGTAGAGCGTCGTGACGCGTCGTATGAAATCGCAGAACATCAGCCCGAGCTGCTCCGGGTCGATCTCGATCTGGTTGCCCTTGCCGTCCTGACAGGCGATGCGCTCCGAGAGCAGCCCGTACAGATGCGTATAGCTCCGGTCGGTGCCGGTCGCGACAAATGTGTGCGCGGAACCGCTGCCGCCGAAGTCCACGCCGACATACACGCGGGACAGCTCCGGCTTTTCGGAGGTCAGCATCGTCCTGCC